GTTATCAATGTCAAAGTCGTTTATCGCATTGATGTCTTCGTTACCACCACCAAACAATAGTTTAACGAATCCATTATCAGTATATTCTTTTAAAAATTTCCTAGTTATTCTAATCCACTTACCTGGTTTTATACCTACATTATCAGAAACTTCATTAACGTCTTCTACGAATTTAGTGTCCTCAGCCAATGCATCAACTTCAAACCATCTATTATCAAAATCTAAAAATTCGTCAATAGTTGGTTCTTCGTTATAATTAGTACCATTTTTTGTGATTACTGAAGTTATGGATAGAATGTCATTATCAGGTAGAATTAATTCATAGAAAGGTACGATGTCGGCATTTGATATTGTTTTCTTAAATGTTTTTGTTACACCGTTTAACACTATTTCTCTTTTAGTTAAAGTATAACTAACTATGTTATTATTACTGTTTAAGTTTGGTATTATTAATCTGTTTGGTATACCACCTGTTGTGAAAGGATTACTAAAGTCTATGTCATCTACAGTTTCGAATATTTTACCACCACCAGAAACTTGTGTACCTACTCTGATTATTGGCGCATACCTAGAATCAAACGAATCACCTAATACTGGAACAGTAACTGAAAAATCTACAATACTTATAGATGGTCTCTTTCCTGGTATTTTAAGACCAAAGGTTCTAGCCATAGATAAAACGGAATTTCTTTGCTGAGCATAATCAATTTGAGTTTCTTGGAACGCTCTATCTGTGTTAACTGATAACATGTCACTAACAGCAGCGTTTAATTCAATTAATAACATACCTATCGAAGCGTCGTTAAAGTCCGATAGTATATCTGGATAATATTGTTTAACGAAGTCAATTAGTTCTGTTCTGACATCAGCGAAATTTCTGCTAGAATAAGCAATTCCTTTTCCCATAATTCTTTTATTATAAATATAATATACTTATTTTTCAAAAAAAATAAATGCATTTCTTTTTTTAAAACGATAAATAAGTAGTATCTGTTTAAAGTTGTATGATAAGGAAGTCACGGGTTTCAAAAACGTCTTCACTAACCGTGTAATCAATTCTGACTACTACACCATATTGGCTTTGAGGTGCCTCATCAAATGTAATTGTGTTAATTTTTAAGTTAGGGATGTATTTTTTAACGGCTTCACTTATTTCATTTTTTATATCACCCTCAGTAATGCCGTCATATTGGTTGAATAAGTATTTACGTAAATTTGTTCCAAAATCGGGTAGATATAAACGTTCACCCTTATTGGTTAGTATTAAATGTAATAAATCAGCTTTGATAGCCTTAGAATCTTCAGTATTTAATTCTAGGAAGAAACCCTTGTCACTATCTCTAAAAGGAAAGTTTATATTTATTGATTTATTAGCCATACTCTATTTTACTAATAAATATTAATAAATAAAGTTTTAAAAGAAAAAAGGTGTAAGAACTTAATCTTACACCTTTTACATATCTATTTTACTATTTTGCTTTAAGCTGAACACCCGAAACATTCGAAATCTGAATCCTCTGGTTTTTCAGGAGTAGTGTCTTTTCTCATGAATAAGTCACTAGTTGTTTCAGCGTCTTTCTTAAGTACTCTAGTGTAATAAACACCAGTCTTATTACCTATCTTCCAACCATGTATCAACGCAGCTGATAATTTACTGAAATTGCCGTCTTGGTAATATAAATTAAGTGACGTTGATTGGTCAATATAAGGGAACGCATGATTAATCATATCAATTCTCTTCTTTTGAGACACCTCATAAGCTGTTTTATATTTTTCCCTTATATCTTTAGGAATGTCATATAAACCTTGAATTGTTCCACCTGCCATTACTACTCTCTTAGCAAGTTCTTCATTCCAAATACCTATCTTTTCTAAATCTTCAACTAGGTTTCTTTGAACTACTACGAATTCACCTTTATCCAGCTTTCTTCTGTATACCATACCTTGTGGCACCTCAAACATTTCAGTACAACCTAATAGGTTAGATGATGATGCCGTTGGCATAAGAGCTGTAAATAAACTGTTAGCTACAGGTTTAGTCATGTCAATTTCATGTTCATGAACACCCCATTTCTGAGGGTTAAATACACCTTTAGCGTACAATGAGTTGTCATAATCTCTAAACGTCTTTTTATGTTTCTCATAATACTCTTGAGAGCCTTTAACGGCACCTAGGTAAATTTCTCTCATAATGTTTTTGAAAGCTTCTTTACCTTCCTCACTTTCAAATGACATACCTCTAGAATATAGGTACTCAGCTAGACCTGCAACTCCGATACCGATAGTTCTTTGTCCTAGACCTCCTTTTTCGGCTCTCTCAGTCGAATAAACGTTTCTATCTATTACTAGGTTAATTGAGTAACTTAACACTCTAGAAGCCTCTCTAATGTCCTTACACGTCATAAGTGGAATAGAACCTAGAGCGCATTGACCTACTTCGTCTTTATCAGCATATAAAAGTGTTTCTACACATAAGTTTGAACTTTTGATATTACCGAAGTGTTCTTGCATGTTCTTCCTATTAATAGAATCGATGTAAACCACGTATGGAGTTCCAGTTGAAGCTTGAGACATTAATATTTTATTCCAAATGTCTCTTGGGTTTATCTTTTCACCTAAACCTAACTCTATAGCTTCTGCGTATACACTTCTGAATTCATCTGGTGAACACTCATAAAAAGGTTTTAAACCAGCTTTAACTATATCGTTAGGGCAGAATAAATAATAATCCTTTTCTTCCAATAGAGCTTCCATGAATAAATCATCGACACACACACCGTTGAAAATATCTCTAGTTCTTAATCTTTCATCACCTTCATTAAGTCTTAACTCTAAATGAGAAATGATATCTTTGTGCCATGTTGGTGCATATAAAGCAAACGCTCCATTTCTTCTACCTCTTTGATTAAAGAATCTAGCAATACCTTGAGCTAAATCTGCTAATCTAGGTATACCAGCTGCATTACCGTTAAAATCACCTACCTTGCTTTTAGAACTTCTGAGGTTACCAATGTATATTCCAATACCAGAACCATCTTTAGATGATTTAGCTAACTCACCTAGTGTATCTACAATACCCTCTAGGCTATCTTCTTTTAGGAAGTTGATATCGCATGAAATAAATCTATTGTTATTTGCACCAGTTCCAGCAGTTAAGTTAATTGGTGTTGCAAAGTTTAACTGCTTTGTAGATAACATATCATACAAATACTGTGCATCCTCTTTGCTCTCAGATAATTCAGTTGCAATTCTACCGTACATTTCTTGAGGTAATTCATCACCATTCCTGTATGATTTTTTGAATGTGGCCCAAGCTAAGTAATCGTAAGAGTAATCTCTAGAGTAATCTAACTCAATATTAAACTCTTTGTATTTGTGCAACTTATGTAAATTATCAATTTCAATAGCTGAAGCCACCATAGAGTAGTCTGGGTGTAAAAATACCGACCCTAACGATTCAATAACAATTAAGTTGTCAATATCATTAGTGGTCATCCCATCTTGTATTTGTGGAATGACCTTTTGTGATAATTTATCTGCATCAATTCTTAAATTTAAGTTTCTAGCAGTCCTTTTTATTCTAGTTAAAACCTTATTAGGGTTAAAGTTTTGACTATTACCGTCTTTTTTAATTATTTTCATTGAATTGTTTTTAAAAGTCATCAGTAGTTAAATCACCACCAATATTAGTTAATCTATTATACTCACCACCTTTAGTTTCAAAGAAGTTTTGACGCTCTACAATCGAGAATGACGCCATAAAGTCAAATGGTTGTTCAACTCTAAACACTTTATCAATATCGTAGTACATTAATAAACTATCAGTCACATACTGAATGTACTGGATTAATTTATCCTTCGGTAGTCCTAGTACATAAGAACCACTGTAAATTGACTCAACAAAAACTTTTTCTGTCTCATAACAACCCATAATCATCTCTTTAATTTCTTCAGGTGGTAACCTAAATTCTTTCTTGATGTATTTGTTGTGCATGTTAATACCAAAATGCATGTGCAATACTTCATCTTGTAATATTAACTCATTCGCCTGACCTAAACCAGTTAGTTGAGGATATCTTAATCTAAAGAACATTAGTATAGCAAATGTACTAGAGAATCCCATTCCTTCTAATAAAGAAAACGCAACCAATCTTTGTATGATATCACCGTTATCTAGCCATTTGTTCGCCCACTTTACTTTAGAAGCTACAACTGGGTTAGTTTGAATGGCTTGAAACATAGCTTGTTTCTCTTCTTCATTCTCAATCAATTGTTCAATCAATAGAGAATATGTTTCACTATGAACATCTTCAATATAAGCTTGATAAACGTAATTTGATTTAATTTCCTCAACACTTGAGAACTCTGATACGATTTCATCAGCTAAGTTATCTTGAACTAGAGTATCTGAAACTCCAAAGAAAGCCAATAGGTTTTTCAATATAACCACTTCACCTTCTGGTATACCTTCTAAGGTATCATTAGATAGGTTTAACTCTTCTGCGGTCCATATCTTTTGTTGTTGTTTCTTATAGAACTTCCATAGTTTATCATGAAGAACTGGGAACTTGGTATCCCTATTACCATTGTCAATGTTTAAATACTTACTCATGTTTATTGTTTTTTTTATTTTAGTTTATCTGTATTAATAACTATCTATTTTTATTTATAATTGTGATTTTTCTTCCATTTTTTTCTTAAATTTATTTTTCATTAAGTCGCTAACACGTGTTTTGTTCTGCTCTTCTTGGTAATCACCCATTTCGGATGCTTTCAAATAACCTCCATCATCAATATTAATTTGCATTCTACCATTATCAAACTCGACATCAGTAAAAACAATACCATCAATACCAAATCTAGATTTCAGTATGGCCATATTAGCACGACCTATTTCCTTTTGGTCTAAGGTTTTAGCAATTGAAACGATAAAGTGACCAATCTGACCTTTTTTGATAGAACCACCAATCATAGTGGAATCTACTGTGTCAGCATTAATAGAATCTCTATTACCTTGTATTGCAGTCCAGCCGACCATATCAAATTCACTCAATAGTGATTCAAACTTCCTCATTATAGGTCCTTCAGCCTCATAACCTTTATCATAACTCTTAGTTGGTGTAACACAGTCAATGTAATCGATTAATATCATATCTGGTTTATTACCAGCTGCCGCTAATTTTCTAACATAGTTCTTGATTACAGGTATAGTGGTTCCGTCACTAGGAAACTTCTTAAGTAACAAGTAACCTTCATTTTCTTTTTCCCTCTGAATAGACTCATCAATAATTGGTCTATTTTCAGGTAAAGATAAGTCGTTTAGGGTTATCTTAGTTGAACATGATAAATGTTTTCTTTGTATTACCTTAGGGGTATCCTCAAAGAATATCTGTAGAACCTTCTTACCTTCGTTGTAAGCCGTGTTCGCCAGTTTAGTAATCATAGTTGTCTTACCGACACCAAAAGGCGCTAATATCACACCTAATTCGCCTTTAGATAAACCACCATTCATTTTCTCATCTAATCCGCTTATACCTGTTGGTATTGGTTTTCTAAAGTCTTCGCTTAATACTTCATCAATATTATCAAAAACATCAATAGCATCATCTTTGTCTGAACCAACTTCTAAGGCTTTTTTAAGTATTTCTTCACACGCATCATAATCATCTAAATCACCTTTATCGATTATGTTTAAGATTTCATTAGTGGCTTTTTTAAGTTCCTGTTGCTTACAGAACTTCATTGCCCTGTCTTGGATAAATTCTGAATCCTTTAATGGTATGTGTTTAATTTCATCCATTTGAGCTTCAGTATACATCTTAACAGTGTCGTTATCACCTCTACTGTTAAGTCTATATGATAACCCATCAAAATCTAAGATAACGTCGTCATTCTCATGTGCACCCTTTATCTCAGACACTATTATTCTTAAATATAAATCCGTAAAATAGTTTGCGTCAACTATTTCTAATATATTTGACGCAAACCTATAATCTGTTATTAACTGAGATATTAATCTTTTCTGATACGGAATTCCTAAAAATCCAAATCCTTCGTCTTTTTTAATATCTGTCATATTTAGTATGTAACTAATTTAAGTCTATCTTTTTGTGTTAATCTGTTATTTCTTTTCAAGGATACGTCACCATATTCTTTGGTATAAGAGCTACTACCTAAGTAGTCTTGAATTACTCCAATAATTTCAGGAATTATACTCCTGATGTCAATTTCATACCTAACATTAGGATGAAACATTTTACCATCAAAGGTACCTTCGACTAACTTCTCCTTTTGTAAATCATCTAAGTTGAAATCATTGTTCTTATTACGTAATTTATTTACGTTATTTTTTAATACTTCCAAACTAAAGATATCATCTTTATCGTTTAAATAATTGTTTTGGTAGTAATAAGGTTTATAAGAATTAACAACACATCTGTATTTGAAAAAATCGGGTATAACCCCTAATTTAATTTGCTGGTTGACTCCCATGATATCATCCATCATTTCTTTCATCTCTAGAGACTCTCTACATTCGTTATTATAACCTTTAATATTAAAATACCTTTGACAAATAATATTGTCATTGATTTTCAATACAAATTCGAATGGTTTAACGATTTGCTTCTCAAATTCTAATTGCTTTTCTTCTTTTGTTTTACTCATCTTTATTTATTTATTTA